TTGTTGGTTTTGGAATTATCGTATATGTCTTTAAAGACATCTGATAAGGTTTTACCCTCGAATATTTCGTAGTCATTTGCCATAAAATTTACCTAACAATAAATATAGAGATGTCAAAAAATAGGAATATATATTTATATACTCGTTGATTTTTTCAAATATATCTTATAATTATTATACGAAGTCGGGTAAAATCCGATTTTTGTTCATTTAAAGGGGGAAACTAAAATGAAAAACACAATCGCAATGATTATGGAAGGTGTAACTGGAATTAAAGACTTACTACTTCACATAGTCGGCTTAGGTGTTCTCGTTCAATTAATATTTGTAGGGGGATTCTTAGGTATGGATATTGTTGGTAATTTGATTAGTCTTGTAAATCTATTTGGTGAAAGTGGATTTGCTGGATTTATATCACTTATAGTGATACTCGGATTACTTAACAAATAAAGGTGGAATTAACGGGCGGTAGA